GTGAACACCGTAGGGATACGTGCCCAGGAGTCTTCCCGCAGAGCGGGCATGCCCAGGTGGGGCTTCGATGAGTCCATGGACTGCCACGTCTGGAGACCTCTCATCGATTGGAGCGAACAGGATGTTATCTCTATGCACCAGCGACACGCCCTCGCGCCCAACCCGCTCTACCTTCGAGGCACCGGCGTTAGCCGCGTGGGATGTCATCCCTGCGTATTCGCTCGAAAGGATGAGATAGCCCATATGGCCGACCTCTCGCCATGGCGAGTAACAGAGATACGCGAGCTTGAATCCGAGCTGCAGTCTCTCTACCAAGAGAGAACGGAGAAGGACGGCAAAGAAAGAGCAGTGCCAGCGTTCTTCTACGCGACCGACCCACGCGGTAAGCTTCAGAACATAGACGACGTCGTGGAGTGGTCTCGCACTTCTCGCGGCGGACGGCAGCTTAGGCTCCTTGACGAAGCACCGGCCGGATGCGTGAAATGGGGAATGTGCGACCACCCGGAGGCCTCAAATGAGTAAACCTGAGCCGCCGCCCAGCACGACGGCGCGTCACGAAGTGGAAGCGCTGATCTTTCAGGTGCGCGCTCTCAAGGCCAAGGTGGCCGCGTGCGAGGCGCTTCTCAAGGAGTACCAAGCGCAGCTTCGAAAGGTAGTTGTCGACTATCACGACAAGCATCTGCCGAGGAAGCCGTGAACATTCTCAGCTTGTTCGCGGGAATCGGCGGTCTCGAGCTCGGGCTCGAACGCGCTGGCCTCGGTACCACCAGGTGGCAGGTGGAGATCGAGCCCTTCAATCGCAAGGTGCTCGCGGCGCACTGGCCGGACGCGCAGCGTTTCGCCGACGTGCGCGATGTGAGCGCCGAAGACTTCCCGGGATGCGACGTCATCTGCGGAGGGTTCCCATGTCAGGACATTTCACTCGCGGGCAAAGGGGAGGGTATCGATGGGCAGCGATCAGGACTCTGGCGCGAGTTCGCGCGTCTCATTGGCGAAATACGACCCCGAATCGTCGTCGTGGAAAATGTCCCAGACCTTGCTGTTCGAGGACTCGGACGCGTCCTTGGAGACCTTTGCGCGCTCGGGTACGATGCGGAGTGGGAAATTGTATCAGCGCAAGACGCCGGTGCGCCTCACCTGCGCAAGCGACTCTTCATCCTCGCAACGTTTTGTGACCCCGACGCGCAAGGGCAATCAGTTGGCCCCGAGCACGATCGCGAAACACCCCGGCTGTGCGGCGCTGCTACCCACGCCGACAGCGCGGGACTGGAAAGACGGCACAGCGCAAAGCTGCCAGAACGTTCCGGTGAACGCGCTGCTGGGGAGAGCAGTTCATCACTTGCCGCGGTCGTGGTGGCCCACCCCCAGGGCGTCAATCGGGCACAAGGGGATTCACCACTGGGTGCATTCGCGGGGGAAGGGGAACCTAGAAGAAGAAGCGGGGGCCTCAGTTCCTGGAGGTGGGAAGCTCAACCCCCGGTTTGTCCAGTGGCTGATGGGGTTCCCGGCCGCGTGGCTCAACTGCGTGCTCTCGGAAACGCGGTCGTCCCGCAAGTCTCGGAGCTCGTCGGAAGAAGAGCCCTGCGAATCCTCGAACGCGGCGCAGTAGATGACGACCCTTGGGATTTGAGACCATGAGCGACGTAGCCTTCTCATCTGAACGGATGGACTGGGCCACTCCCTGGTCACTCTTTCAGTGCTTGCATGCGGAGTTCGGCTTTACGCTGGACGCTGCGGCGAGCGCTCACAACGCCAAGTGCGCAACCTTCCTCACCGAGGAACAGAATAGTCTCGAGGCGGACTGGCTGGAGTTGTCGGCCGGAGGGCGGGTGTGGCTGAACCCGCCCTACGGTCGCACTATCGGGGATTGGATCTTCAAGTGCGCTCACGAAGCGAAGCGCGGAACCCGCATCGTTGCGCTCGTGTTCGCGCGCACCGACACCCAGTGGTGGAACAGTTGGGCGACCGAGGCTGACGAGATTCGATTCCTTCGAGGTCGCGTCACCTTCGAGGGCGCTCCCAACGCCGCGCCCGCTCCCTCGTGCCTGCTCATCTTCGACCGGGCGTATCATCGTCCCACCATGTCCTCTATGGAGACTCCGAGATGAGCGACGTAGTTCAGATGCGTAAAGCGGAGCCGGGAGACGTCCCGTTCATCACCAACTCTTGGCTCAAGAGTTACCGCTCGGGCGGCATCGCCAACAGGCTGGTCCCGAACGACGTGTACTACCAGATGCACCACGCCATCCTCGAAGTGATTCTGCCAAAGGGCCTCGCGGTGGTGCTGTGTAACCCCGAGGATCGGGACATGATTCTCGGATGGGCGCACGCGGAGACGTTCAGCGATGGCCTGGTGCTGCATTACGCCTACGTGAAGAACAGCCTGCGCAGGCATGGTTTGTTCACGAAGCTAATGGATACTTTGATCGAGCACGAGCGCCCCCAGTCGATCATGTACACACATAAGACAGAAGCGTTCGACAAGGTTACACCGAAGCACAAGGGTTGGATCTACAACCCTTACCGCCTCTACGAGTCATGGAGACAAGAGTGACGAAGAAGCAAATCAAAGAGGTTGAGTTCGAGCACTACGTCCCCGACCCATCGGGTTCGCGGGTGACGGCCAAGCGCTTCAAGAGCAGCCCCGAGATGGAGATCTACAAAGAAGGAGACTCAGTTCATGTCGGGTGGAAAACAGAAGCGCTCGCCGTCCCTTACCACCGCGTCACCTGGGCCATCTTCGCAGGAGATGGACGATCGCAAAGCAAGGGAAGTCCTGCTCGAGGCCGCAAGAAGAGCGCAGCGTCGGGAGAACATGCAGTTCCAGAGGCTGCTGTTCGACAAGCAGCTGGCGTTCGTAAGCGACGAAAGCAAGACGAAGGCAGCAGTGTGTTCCCGCCGGGCGGGCAAAAGCTACGCAATCACAGTGATGGCACTTCAGACGGCGCTCCGTATGCCGAACGTGATGATTCCGATTATCACGCTGACCAGGCAGCAAGCGAAGAAGATCGTCTGGCCAGTCTTTCTGGACCTGAACAAACAGCACAACTTGGGGCTGAAGTTCCTTCGGAACGAACTGATAGTGGAGTGCCCGAACGCGAGCACGATCTTCTTGTGCGGCGCAAACGACGAAAGCGAGATCGAGAGACTGCGCGGTCCTAAGTACCCCTTAGTTATCATCGATGAGGCTCAGTCATTCCGACCCTATCTGTCGAGGATGATTGAGGACATCATCGAGCCTGCAATCTTGGACTATGACGGAACCATCTGCCTGACGGGGACACCGAATGCCACATGTACCGGATTCTTCCACGATGCTACATTGCCAGGAAGCAGTTGGAGTACGCATAGTTGGACACTCCTTGACAATCCTTTCATCCCGAACGCGGCCGATTGGCTTCAAAAGCGCCGCGCCAAGTACAAGTGGGACGATAACCACCCTACATATCTGCGCGAGTATTGCGGGAAGTGGATCAAGGACACCGATGCCTTGGTCTACAAGCGATTTTCGACGGTGGATGAGTTCGATCCGGAGGACGATGACTGGGCGTATGTTCTCGGAGTGGACCTCGGATATACCCATTCATCTGCCTTTGTTGTATGCGCCTACAGCGACCGACAAAATAAACTGATCGTCGCCGAATCCTTCAAGCGCAGCGGCCTGATCCCGTCCGAAGTCGCTGAGATCATGCAAGACCTCGACGACGAGTACCAGTTCGACACCATCGTCGCCGATGTAGGTGGAATCGGTAAGGGGTACGTCGAGGAGGCCAAGGCGCGCTTCGGGATCAACATCAAGGAAGCGGAGAAGAGCAAGAAGCGCGCGTACATCGAGCTTCTGAACGGCGACCTAGCCACGGACACCGTGCTCATCAACGAGGCTGCGAACACCGAGCTCATCGAAGAGATGACGGTGTTGCAGTGGGACGAGAAGAAGCTGAGGCCAGATGATACTCGCTACGATGACCATCTTTGCGACGCTCTGCTTTATGGCTGGCGATATTGCTACCAGTACCTGTACACGCCTGAAGAGGCAAAGGTGGAGTTCGGCAGCCCGCAGTACTGGTCGCAAGTAGAGGATAAGATGGAGGAAGACCAAGAGAGACTTCTGGAGAAATCGTACACCACCGCATGGTGGGAGCCCGAAGAGACGGCGGGAGAAGGGGAGGAATGGTGGAATCGGGACGCGGAGAATCTGGGCTGATCAAGTCCAGCGAGGAACTTGTGCAATTAGTCGCTGCCCTGAAGCGCCTGGGCGTGACACAATTCAGGGTAGGGGATATCATCGTCGAGATCTCATCGATGAACGTGACCGAGAAGGAAGCGGAGGAAGATGATGAGTTCGCGATGTTCTATTCGAGTGGCTGATGCAGACTGACAAGTTCACAGCACTTCAATGGTGGGCCGACGAAGATCCTCACGAGGACCTGATCGTGGCCTTCCGCGATCTCGAGACCGCGGACTCGACCCGGCGCGCAGACTACATGCGCTACATCCGTCTGTACGGAAACCGGGACTTCTACGGATACACGCCCTTTACCCATGACCGGGTATACGCAGCGGAGCGTTCCACTCTCAATGTGGTAAAGAGCGTTTGCGATACGGCTGTGTCACGACTGTCCAGATCGCAACCTCGTCCCCGCTTCATCACCCATGGGGGAAACTGGTCGTTGAAGCGGCGGGCGAGGAATCTGGAGAAGTTTGTCAGTCACGCTTTCTACGCTGCGCGCTTCAACATGCTCGCTCCGAAGATCTTGATGGACGCTGCGGTCATGGGCACTGGCGTCATGAAGGTCTTCCGGCATGGGCAGGAGATCACATTCGAGCGCGTGTTCCCGGGCGAGGTCTTCGTCAACCAGGCCGACGGCTTCTATGGCGAGCCCCGGACCTTCTATCAGCGCAAGTTCATCGACCGCGAAGTGCTGCTCGACATGTTCCCGCAGTACGCGAATCAGATCAGGAACGCGGACCGCACGACCAACGACATGGACTACGGGGTGGACAGCCTCGTGGATCAGATCGAAGTGGTCGAGGGC